CAGAAGACGGCATACGAGATTCGCCTTAGTCTCGTGGGCTCGGAGATGTGTATAAGAGACAGGGACAGAGCCACCCGCGTCACCCTCTTCCACCAGAACGCACGTTCGACGTAGGCTAAACCGTCGAGCTTCTGTGGCGCTGGTCAGAACAACTGTTCCGGCCGCGCCTGCGGTGATGGCCGTGGACACGCCACGGGCACCCGTTCCATCTCCATACACCATGGCTGCACACGTATTGGCAACCTGGTTAATGGCCGAGTCAATCCGAGGAGTGAGCGCCCTCATAAATGCGCCCATATCGTTCTTCATGGCCCGGATGGTTTCCCAGTCGAGAGTTGCAGTCGCATATCGCTTGACGCGATTGAGCGACCAAACCTCGTGGGAGTCCCCATCTCGTGCATCGACAGCTTCAACGAAGGTTGCCGACTCACCGGGGATGTCATCGATCGTGATGGGCATTTGATACCCGTGTCCAGGAGTGGACGCGGGGGACCCGCCGACTACACCAGTTTTCTTTGGCATCCAGGCATAAAGCGGCCTGTTTTTGAATGCCATGTTGTAGACGCGACGATCATCGTAGTACCGCTTCAGTAGTGGAGCGGCATTGGTCAAAAGATCAAATGGTAATGCAGCCATTTATTGTCCCTGATATTCCCGCAATAAATACTTGAGATGGTCGTCGTCGGAGAGTGTATCCCTGTCGATCGGATCCCCAATGTTCATTGCACTGTTGATTGACACTTGATCTTCGCGTTCTTGCTTTACTTGGCCTTTTGTGTAGCCGAGCCGTGGGGCGCATCGTTCAACGATGGCCATCAACTCAGTCTCTACCTCGCGTGCTGCCTGTGCTTCGCTCATCATATGTCCGCCCGGCAATCGCATGTTGTTCATCTTCTGAAAAACAAGTCCTTGCTGGCCGATCTCATTGAGCAACGGGAAATGCTCTGCATTCTCCGTCACCCACGTAGTTACTTTTCCAGAGACTTCGTTGTACTCTGCTTGCCGTTGTCGCTCCTGAAGGCGGCTCTGGAGCGTCTCATGACTGTTACGAATCTCTGCAAGCTCGCCTTGGAGCTTCTTCATCAAAGTAGACTGACCATCGTCAGCCTCTTTTATCTGGCCGGATACTTCGTCGTACTTCTGTTGGTCGGGTGCTCCGGTACCGCTCAGTGCGCGTAACGCCTTGACCTCGTCCTGGAGCCTCGCGTACTCCGCCTCCTGGGCTCTGCGCTGGTTGATGGACTCCACCTGCGACAGGGTTCGGTTCACGCGGTCCGCGATGATGGAGCTGTCGGGTACGGATGGCGCTTGCGTGGCGGTACCCGCAACGGCCTCCGCGTCGATCGGGGCATTGTCCACGACGGCGTCTAGTGAGGGGGCTGGCTCTACTTGTTCTTCCATGGCTTATCCTTGCACGGCTGTTGGCGCCGTTCCTTGCTGTGGGTCCTGCGGCACGGCCGTAGGAGTCATCATTCCTTGCTGGGCCACGACAGCAGCCATGATCTGCTTCTGTCGCATCTCGTTCGCTCTTACAATCATTCGTCGCAGTGTGGCCAGGTTCTGCTCTGGCACTCCAGTATCGGCTCCGCGCTGCTCTTCCATGTTGGCGCGAATCACAAAAAGGTCGAGATCCATGAATGGCGTTGGCGAGACATACTCGTTGTCGTCGAGCGCCTTCTCAATCATGTTGTCGATGTTGTGTAGGGTGGCCGTGGCCACGTCGCTCTCGTGCTCCAGGTCGGGCGAGTTGATGAGGTCACGCTTGGCCGCCTCGGACATGTTCGGGAACATCTGCACCAGACGCTCCGCTTCGCCAAGACGGGCCGAGAAGGACTCAGATAGCGAGGACGTGGGTGCTGCGCGGATGACATAGGAGTCCTCACGCGGATCGATCGACACCTCACTCCAGCTCAACTCCGTGATGGTGTTCTTGTCATCCTCGATGACCACCTTGAAGCTCTTGTTCTTCTCGTAAATCTCGCGTCCCACGGCGACGTTGTTCTCTGCAACGTCCTGCACGAAGAACTCGAACTTGCGAAGCTGAGTAGCAAATGGGACCGACTCGATCTGGAAGTAGTTTTCAACTGCTCTTCCAGTTTCCAGACCTGCTGGCATACGATCACCCGTAGCCTGCGCACTCGAAAGTCCTGCAATCTTATAGGCTCTGGCTTCATGCTCGCGAACATACGAGAGTAAATCACCGGGCACTGTCGGGGGCATGACAACTTGAGGAGGATCGCTGCCAGCGTACTCGATGATGGTTCCGGGGGCGTTGGTGATGTCGCTTGCTTGAATCTTGGAGCCCTGACGCACCAGTACGTAGGGGTTGGGAAGGAACTCGATCGCTGTGTTCACGCGCTTAAGGGTTACGTTCGCATCTACATGAACACCCAGCAGGTCCTCGCCCAAGCCGATCCCATAAAAGGTATTGTTCGGGTCCTGCTTCCAATTAAAGAAAGCGAAAGGGAAGGTGCGCCGGTTGTAGGGGCTGATCTGAAGGATGGTCTGGTCACACCAAAGTACACGAACGCCGTCCGGACTTGTGCCGTCTTTGTTCAGGTACGAAGGGAGATGCCAGCTCTCAATGATCTCGCATGTGTCGATGTTCGACATGTGCTGACCGAAGTAACTGACATAGCGCGCATGGTCGGATACGGTTCCAGCTCTCTCGATCTTGTCCTTGAACTTAGGAAACCACACCTGGAGAGCCCGCTTGCTCACATACCGGCGATGATGAAGGCGCGTTGGCTTGTCAAAGATCGTCTCTTGCAGGTCTACGAAGAGATTGCCTGGGAAGCACCGCTCGGCCTGTACACGGTCTTCGCGATAAGCCTTGAAGAACTTGAGCGCGCCCAGTCCATACAGCAGCGCATCCTTGACGCTGGCATCGAACTTCGCGCTCTCATGCAGCTTATGGACCTGCATGTCGTTCCATCTCTGCATGTGCTCCGCACGGCGCTGAAGTTTTCGGTTCGCACCGTGCGTCATAAAGCGGGCACGCGGCTGGCTCTTGACGATGCGACTGTGGACCTCATCCACGACCTGCTTCATCAGGTTGTACGCACACCGTGAGTACTTGCCCTGGCCGATCGCCCAACTGGCCTCGAAGTTGCTCATCAGCGGAGAGCCCGCGTCTATACGCCTATTGGAGTAAAGCGCCCCAAACGTCTCGTAGCTTTCAAGCCGCTGGTTCATGTTCGCGAGGTGCTGGAAATCAGCAGTCAGCGCGGACAGCGTGTCGGCCTTCTTCTTCGTCAGCCACCAATAGACATCGCTCTGACCTGAGCCACCCCACGTTCCGTCGGGGCCGAAATCAACCATGGTCGTGAGTATGGGCAGACTTGGCGCAAATAGGCAAGCAAACGGTCAGAATAGCGCAATGTCGTCCCAGATTTGTCCCAATGCGTCGCCGGAGTCCGCTGCGTGGTCCACATGGTACTGCTCCATCGCGTCTTCTTTCTTCGCGTACCATTCGCGGGTGCCGTACTTCGTGTCGTCGATGCGCTGAAGGTCAAAGTAGTGGTGACGGGCCAGATGGTAGGCGTACTGGAAGGCATCTGCGCTGTGGTCCGCAAATCCCTTCTTGTAGACGAACTTGCCTTGCTGGCGCTTGTCGGCATCCCATTCGAGGACCATCAGGTCTGCGATCATCTTCTCGTTGTTGTCTCGGACAATCTGGAGCTTGCCTGCGGCGAAGTCGCCATTGATGGTGGCGACCTGGCTCCCCTTGTGGGTCTTTTCGGCTCCCTTGATGGGTAAATTGGTCATTTTCTTCCAATCCTCAGCCACCAGCTTACCCGCACCACCTGTATCAATCGCAATTTCGTGGATCTCGTATTTGGAGCAGAATCGCTCCGTCCTGGTCAGGGCTTCCATCGTAGTGAGGCCCGCTTCTTCATAAGAATCAAGCACAAACGCCTGGCCGAGGGTTTGAGAGCTGGCGATGACGACCCAGGAGAAGGGGTCCACGAATCCCACGTCCACCCCGAGCGTGTACTGCCAATCGTCCACCGCATCCTCGGGGAAGTTGGCGATGAGGCTCACACCCTGACGGAACTTGAAGGCACGGGCCGCATCGTCGCGAACCCACTGTCCCAGATACTCTCGGCGGTACCCGGGGTGCTCATCGTCCCATCCTCGTCGTCGCATGACGTTCTTGATGAACTCCTGGGGGTTGGGCATCGTCGGGTTCTCGAAGAAGGTCCACGAATGGTGGCTCCAGGCTTCGGAAGCCGCGCCCTGGTCCATCTCGTAGAACACGCCGACCGGGGCCACCGAGGGGGTGCCCGATACGCCAATCCACCCATGGTAGTCTGCTGTCGCGGGTTCGATGACTTCGTCGAGAAGGTAGGCAAGGTCCATCCCAAATGCCTGGGCTTCGTCCACGACGGCGGCCGGGTACTTACGGCCACGTAGTTTATTGATTTCCCGCATCGTACCAGCACCACGGAGAATGATACGGGACCCATTGAGGAGCGTGACATCACCTGTTGACCTGTTGAAATCCATTTGCAAGTTGTATCGGTCGTTGAGTTCGTCAAGAACCGGCCACAAAATATCTCTGGCATCCTGCCGGGACATGCAGCAGTAGAGCGGCGTGGATTTGGGGAACTTCATGGCCGCATCGATGAGTGCCACACCCCAGGTGTAGGACTTGCCCGATCGACGGCCGCAACGAAGCAGACGGTAGCGGCTGGGGTCATTGAAGACCTCAAGCTGCTGCTCAAAGAGGATTTCATGGGGTTTCCAGTCTGCTTTGCGCTTCTTGCGCCGTGCCGCCTCCTCAACGAGGGACTGGATGCCGTGTTTGCCCGACACTACATCACCACGTCGGCAAAGACCTGGTTGCTGGGCTTGCGTGGCATGACCCCCGTCTCCCAGCCCTGCGGCATGAGCGTGTAGAAGAGGATGGGATTGTAAACGATGCTCTTGTCCCGATCGACCCGCTCTCTCCAGGGCTTGTCGTAGCGAAACTGGGCGGTTCGGTGGGTGTAGGTGAGGGGGAGGTTGGGATCGACCTCGTAATCATCCTTGACGGACTGGATGAGCTTCCGGGCGATGCCCTGCTTGCGATGATTGTCGATTTCCCACCCTGTTTCGTCTGTGCTGCGACGAACGTTGCAATAGGTGCACACTACGCCGATGCTGGTGGGTGTGCCGAGGAAGAACCCGAGTATTTTCTTGTGGTCGCCGCTCTGAACGCCGGAAGCGACGGGCTGGGGCAAGGGGTAGGCCACCCGAACCAGGTATTCGGTCATGTGGTACTCCAAGGCCCTGTGCATGTACGTGTAGTACAGGTCGTTGCTCATGGAGCGGAAGAAGTCGGAGTTGCGAAGGTCCTTCAGGGTCCTGCGCATGATGTAGGGCACGTCCGAGGCCACCCCGGGACGGATCCCGACAAACTCACTCATTGTCCAGTCCTAACTCTTCGAGCACATCAATGATGACCTCGTTGTCGATACCCTTGGTTTGGAGCTTCTGGGCGATGGCGATGGCCAGCTCCTTGTCGGTCTGGCCTTTCACACGGGCCTCGACATGGCGTTCCACTTCCATTTCGGTCCTGGTTTGGCGGAGGACCATCTGGCTGATCTCAATGAACTGCTTCAGCTCCTCCCGGCCTAAGTAGACGCCATTGAGTGCCTTGTTGCGCATCTGCTCCAAGTTGTGCTGGGCCACCACCTGCATGTCCCCGAGCATGGCATCGAGGGCGGGGCGGCGGGTGACGGTGGGGCTGACGACGACGTGGCGTCGCTGACTCTTCTGCTGGGACGCTTCATCCAGCAGTGACAGGCCCTTCACCTCACGACTGAGCTTGCGCATATTCTCTATCTTCATCGCCAGGCCACGATACTTGTCTTTGTTCTCATCCACAAGTGAGGTACACTTCGCGGTGTGGGGTACAAGGTCCAAGACCGTGGCGGGCTATGGCGCCTGGTGATCCCAAGGACAGGGAAAATAGCGAGAACGGGTAACAACAAAGCCGTAGACGGCGGGGGCTTTCGGACCGAGCTGGAAGGGCATCGGTTCCTCAAGCGCCTGTTGGCGGCAGAGAGAAAGCGTAAGTACCATGAAAAGAAGGGAACTCAATGACCTGGAACCCTAAGCTGGTGACGGGGAAGGTCTTGACCGAGGATGCACGGGATGCCGTGATCCGCTGTCTCACCCATGAGCTATACGTGGATGCGCCTTTGGAAGAGGTGGCGGATGCGTGCGAGACAAGCATCTGGGTGGTCAAGGCGGTCCTCGATGACATGAAGCTCCGGAGGGTCCTGGTTCATGCCCGGATGATCAGTGAGCAGCTCGACATGGGGCTCGATGAGAAGCCCGAGGCGGTCATCACGATTGCCCTGGAGCACTATTTTGAGTCTCAGCCAGGGCCGAGGGAGCGCAAGCGAGACATGCGCAGGGTGGTCAAGGGTCTGGCCAAGGCAAAGCCAAAGAGGTAGGCTGGGCCATGGCCTTTCCATGGAACCTTCTAGAGCAAATGATCCTCAAGAGGATTGAGCGGGACCCCAAGCAGGCGGAAGCCATTTTCTTTCCGGAGGGTCCTCCGGGGATTCGGGACCCCTCCTACCAGACAGGGTCGGGGCTATTGCCCCCTCCCCTGCCATTGGATCCTACCCCGATGCACACACTAGGCGCCTATGGACGCCAAGAGGACAGGCAGCGAATGGGGGGGCAGGGGGCGATGGCGCTGGATGTGCCTGGCTCCGAGAGGCTCACGGAAGAGGAGATACGGTCCATGCGGGATGCGCACAATGCCCAGGGGCGCACCTTCCGCTATGAGCAGCCTGTTTCCGTTCCGGGTAGTGAAATTCCAGAGGGAACATTGTTTCCATAGTTTCGGGCGTACATGGGAGTGTGCGAGGAAACATACGATTGCACCCTAGAAGGTGAGTGTTCCTGCGCACTTGAAAATAAGTGTTGACACGCAGTCTTGTTCTCGACTAGTTCCGTCAAAGGGGTTTGGGGTTCTTACTCAAGT